ATTATACGAAGCTCCCGATTATTTGAATTGGGCCGGTCTACGCACCCAGCGATCTGGGGCCTGTAGGCCGAACAGCTTGTACAAACGAACTTTCCAGACCTTAGGCGGAAGACGAACATCGACATACTGAGTCGCTCGGTTTGTTTGTTTCATACCATCTCCGGGTTTGCTGATTTCCATGGTGATCATTGCGATGTTAACAGCGTGCGCTGCCCTCGGCTGGTGTCTGGGATGATCGTAACGCGAACGCCCTGCGTGCCTGGCTGTGATCCATTGGCCGGTTGATTCGTTGATGATGAAGCAAGTGAAGGCTGTCCAACAGCCCCGGCTCGCGGCTCTGAACCGAGCCGCCGCTCGCCGTTGCTGTCGGCCATTGAGCCAAGACAGGTAACAGTTCTCTTCTGGCCTTGGAACACCAAATCGGCAGCGCAGGAGCCGCGGGCGTAAATCTCATAACCGGCGGCGATCATGTCGCGGGTTGTGTGGGTGAAAGCGTGTTGATCGCGGGACATCTGAAAAACAAACAGAACGCCCTTCTCTTCATTCCAAAGACTGCCCTTTATAACAATATCAAATTGGTTGTAAGGGTCAGTCAGAACAGGAGTTTGAGGAACTTGCTGAGAAGGTACGCGCACAGGATCCACGTGATTATTTTCGACAGGACCCTGAGGAACAGGAGGCGTAGAAGGCGGAGTAACGGCTTTAGCGCCCGGAATAGAAAGCGGATTTTTGAAGGGATTGCCGTCATTACGCCAGAAAACAAAGCCGACAATACCAACCAAAAGGAGGAGGAGAATAAGAACGCGAGGCGACGTGAGCGCGTTTTTGCCCGCCATGGTGTCTCGGTGAAGTCCGGTGGCTGTTGAGTCATAAAGTTCGAATACCCGTTTGTCAATTTTTCGAAGCTGGACAATGTTGGAGCCGTCAGTTGGTGCCTTATTTTCCTGAGCACTGTGCATTGCTTCCTTGTAATCCTTGCCAACGAGCTTTTTCATCCACTTGCCAAGGAGCATTAGATTGGAGTGCTGATAAGCAGCCTCGGAAGTATTGCGTATATCAGAATGGAGATACTTGATATTGGGCATCGTGAGAATGATGTCCCAGTTGAAATGACGGTGCATCGTCCAGGCTGACAGCCAGTCAGTGGGTTTGTCGGCAGACTTAGCTTTATCAGGACCTCCGGGATAGTCGAATTTCTCGACGAACTTATCGGACCATTTGCTAGGAAAGATAACTTGCGCCTCGTCGAAGATCAAAAAGGCGTTTCGCGGAGCCCATTGAAACCAAGTTCTAATCCGTTCCATACCTTCGGCTGATTCGTGGCTAATCCACTCAACATCAAAAGAATCAGGGAGATCATCAAAAAGAGCTTCGAAACGGGCACGAGAAACACCTCGAACATTGGTAATAATGTGACGTCCAGCCTTTGCGGCAGGCACAGCGTCATCCCAGATAGCGCCGGAAGTCTTATAGGAGCCGTTTGGACCGTGGTGAATTTTGATTGCCATTGATTAAGCTCCGGGTACGAACTTGAGAGCCCATTTAGTAGGGATAGCAGAAAATATGAGTGTTAGACCCTGTGGAATGTTGAAGAATCCAAGCATGGCTTGCATGTCGCCGGGAATAGAACTCCAAGCTGACTTAACCATCTGGGTAACACCAGTGTCCTGAAGAATTTCTTTGACAACCTCGTAAGCGACATCGAGGCAAAAAATCTTAAACTGTAGATAACTCCAAATGAGTGATTTGGTGACAACAACAAGGAGGTCCTTAATGAACTGGTATATGCCAGAGTCCATGAAATTCCAAACAGCTTGAAAAAAAGTGTTAACAGAGTCAAACCAAGCGGCAATCCATCCAAGATCCATACGCACCTCAAGTAAATACAATAATGAGCGCAATCATTGCGCAAAGGGCCAATATTGCGTCACTGATCCAAGAAAGGGAGGACGCATATTTATCAAGGCAAAAATCGATGTTTTTACCAAGAACGGTTACGGCGGGGGGACAATAAAGTTTGCTGCCACCACCTATGGAGACATCACCCATAGGCTTAAAAGAGTCCTTAATTTTGTCGATACCATCCTTATATTCTTTTTTGGCCTTCTCTATCTTGGAATCCCAGTCGTCGCCCTGACCGTCAAAGGAACCGTTTGTTGGGTCAACCAACTTACCGGCAGACGGAGAATCTCCGTCATCACCCTCCTCCGCATCACCAGTGCCATTGCCGGAACCACCGGTAGAAACTTGGCCAGAAGATCCGCAGCTTTTACCAGTACAAGTGGAGTCGTGGCTAATTACCTGACCGGAAGAGTTAGTTACGGTTGTTCCGTGTGAACTGGAAGATGTGGAAGTGCAGGAGCGGCCTGAACACTTAACGGTAGTAACAGTGTCATCTTGAACAATGGTTAAGGTGCCATTGGCGTTAGATGTTGGGGTCTTTGTTGAATTAAGCGTGGAGGATGTAGCAGTGGCTTTTGGGTTCTCAATACAAGTATAGGTTCCATTCACACTGCCGCATTGTGATGTGCCAGGGTTTGACTGTGAGTTTGTAGCAGTGCAAGAAGAAGAGCCAGAGCCATCGGATGAATACACACAATCCTGATTCTTAGTTTCAGGCTGAGGGGAGCCTTCAGTGCAACTAGAGCCGGAGCAATCAGCAACATTACCTTTAGGGTTCTTATCAAGCTTGTTACCAGTATATGTGGCTCGACCAGTACATACAGCCTTCCCGGAAGAGACATAAGAGCAGCGAGCCTGAGTTACAGACGCCTCACAACCATCATTTGAGATAGTAGACGGTGGGTCATCAGTATTGGATTCCCAGCGAAAGGCGCTAAGCTCAGTGTCCTTGAGAGAGGAGCACTTGTTATCGGAAGCACAACCACCGGTAACGGAGTTGTAAACAGTTCCGACCGGGCATGAATCTCCTGTCCTGGTGATCGGAGGTCCTTGAACCATAGTGGTGGTCCCGTCGCCATTATCGCGGGCGCGCTGACAGATGCCGTAAGCAGCGCCGTAATACCAGTTGACAGCTTCCGGCCATCCGTTAGCTGCACAACCCTCTGTAGCGGACTTATAAGGCCCGACCGCAAAGTTAAACATCCAGCTGTAATCTGTTGCATGAGAAGGAGATGAAAATAACAAAAACAGCGGAAAGAGCAGAAAGAGAAAACGACGAACAACAGACATAAAAAACCCCCGTTTCCGGGGGCTGAAGTTACAGGTATTCAGCGCACCGGATTCCTGAAACCAGTGCGCTGGCCATGATGATAGCGGCCAGCGCTGACCAGATCACCGCTGATCAGACCTTACGGACCAGAGCGATAACGACACCAACGACGCAGAGTGCAGCAACACAGGCAACGACAGCAGCACCGACGCTCTCACCGGAGGTTTGAGCAGCGGTAATTGCAGTAGTGGCACCATCAGCGATACCAGCGGCGAACGAGCTGCCAGAGGCAACTACAGAGGCCGGAACACCGACAGCCAGAGCGATGGAACGGAAGGAAGGAACGCGCATGAACTTTTTCATTTAAATGCCTCTTCTTACTTTGCGGATTTGGGAGATTATGATTCCAACGGTAAAACCAGTTGCAAATAACAATAACGTTGCCCCGAAGAACATCGTGAAGGTATCGGCGTCAAAACCACCATTTACGACAAGCTGCAACTGTGCCTGCTCATCAGGTGTTAGAACATAAGTGTCAACCCAAGTCTGAGAGGTGCATGAAGTTACACCGCTGCTCGATTGGGTAAATTGAGCACACACCAAAACAGGTTGGGTAGACACTTAGTTTGAACCCACAGCTTTAACAGGAGTTGAAGCGGCAGATGTCAATTTAATAGGAGGACCTTGCAACGTGTAACGCTCCTGAGGTTTACCGTTGAACAATTCACACTCAACGCGAACAGGGGCGTAAACCTCAGAACCGATAAGGCTACGGTAAGCGTTCTGAAGGCCCTTCTTATAATCATTGCCAGCAACCATGATCTTACGAGTCATAGTGTGGCTAATGCCATCGCGGTCCGTACTCAAGTCGTCAATGGCAACAACTGCGTAAGGGTTTTTGCCCTGTACGTCTTCGTTCTTGGTGACAACAGCTTGGACGAAACCTTGGAGAATGATCATGAAAAGCTCCTTACAACTTAGGGAGTCGGGAATCTGTGCCCGGTTTGCGAAATGCCCAACTGGGCGGAGTTACTTGTTTATCTCGGCGAAAAGTGCGGAACGCACGGTTTCCGGCAGCTTGCTTAACTTGTGAAGCCGCCATAGTTGAAACAAATTGGCGCATAATACGGTTAGTGAGCTCACGAACAAGAATAGGATCATAAATAGAGTCAGCAATGTGACACTCCACAGACCAGCGAAGAACTTGATAGTCGGACTTGTTCATAAAAAATGACCAACGACGATAAGGAAAAAGCAAATGCCGAGGACAAAAGCGCAAAAGTCTTGTAGGAACTGGTGCATTAGTAACCCATCCATTCAGCGACCGAAACAGTGCCGGTGGAAGTGGAAACGTGAAAGTATTGCTTGTCTGGTTTGGCGCCCTGCTCTTTTCGTTCATCAAGCTCACGAATGGTTTGTTCAACCTGCGAACGAAGAGGCGAAGGGATCAAACGCATACGAGCCTGCAAATCAAGTTGGCGACGCTGTGAGGCGGACAACGCTCGTCCTGGCTGGAGAACCTTTTTCATGCTGCCACCAATTGCAGATGACGAGGAATAACGGCATGACGATAAAAATGTGGAACGGGAGCTTCAAACTTGCGCTCAACCTCACGGACGTTACGAATGAAAACCACACCATGGCGAGTACCGTCAAAAGGCAACTTGATATCGATACCAATCTGACGAAGTCTGGCCCGATGAGTTTTCACCGCAGAAGTTTCAAAGTTGAAAGACTGACCAGATTGCCAAAGATGCGCATAACCTGCTGTAGTCATCGCTGCTTTACGAGTATCGACGATGTTTTTTGCAAGCAGCTCATCAGCAACAGTCAAAAGATCAAAGTTATTAATCTCGCACTTTTCACCAATCATAAGAAAACCCCTGTGGATTTCCACCAACTTAGATTCATCGAACAAGCCCCAAAACTGGAGGCGCTCACGCTTCAGGAATTCAGAACGGCACTTAATTTCAGACCGAACCATGCCAACACTGCGACACCAATCGCGCAGTTCACATACATATCGAAACTCTTCGGAGTCTTCGCCAAAAGTGCGCTTAACGCGCGGAATAAGGTGGCAATCAAGCTCTGCCGCTTTGGCGTAATTGCCCGGATAAACTAAGCGGCCAGCCTTCTCACCGCCCTTGGGGGTCCAAACAGTGGTGTTCCCATCGGGGTAGAGATAACCAATGGAATTACGAAAACGCTGGCTAGAAATGCCACGCAAGTAAGCACGTTCATTGCCCTGCCCTACGTAGAAATTGGAGGTCAGATCGAGACGTTGAAAAACTGCACCATCTGCGACTGCCGTACCATCTTGGAGACGGCGGACGGTGCGACACTTGGTCATCGACGGGAGACCATATTCAGCAAGCAATGCGTTGATGACACGCATGCAACTTTCCAAATCGGGTATGCCAAAAACGTTATCAAGCCTGTTCAAACGTGAAGGATTGCCATCCACAGTGATTCGGCGTCCACAAACATGAATTCGAAACGTAGTCGAGTAGCTACCTTCAGCAAAGAAGGCAGGAACACTGGTCGAAAGGAGTTCTTCAGTGCCAGCATCAAAACGGCGGGTGATGACCTCACCGACCCGTGGAAGGTCGTAGTCATAATCCTGGAATGCCTTCAGCCAATCGTAAAACATCGAGAATCCTGTCAAGACCCACATCCGAGACGCAAAGGTATAGGATATGGTCTGAACCAGTCAACTCATAAATGGTCCCTACTGGTTCCAAATCCGATCTATGGTTTTTTATACAGGAAATAGCATCTGTGGACGAAGAAGCACCTCAGAGCGGCGAAACGATGAACATCGGCGAAAATCTCAGCAAAGCCAGAGAAGACAAGGGATTAACTCAGGCGCAAGTGGCTGTAAGTGCAGGGATTCCGCTTTCAACGTACAAGAAGTATGAGAGTGGATCACAGCCACCACCGGGGGACCGGATTGGAGCCCTCGCGAGAGCCCTAGGCATATCAGCCGACGAGCTAGTCATGGAGGAATCAGAGAGACACGTCTCTGAGGATCTACGGGCACTGTTTCACCGGTTCGACATGCTGCCGGACGACATGAAATCAATGGCTAGAATCGTGCTAAGAGGGGTCTTGCAAAGCTTCGAGCAAGAGACGCTCAAGTAGAAAAAGTATGCGATTCCATACCAAAGTGGGGGTGTTACAGCACCCCCACCCCGCTCGGCCGGCGTCCGCTGGCTGACTACAAAGCACGGAAAGCACCAATGCACTGGATTTTGGCCCTAGGGGTCCACGGAACGCTGCTAACGCAGCTGGGAACGTTTGAGAGCTACTCAGCTTGCAGCAGAGCAATGAGCGTCGTGATGAAGCTCGTAGACCAAACGAAGATGCCAGAAGTGGCATGCGTCCCAAGCGACGATCCGGAAGCATCTTTGATCATCACACCAAAAGCCTAAAGCCCCTCCGGGGGTCCTACCGGAGGTCTCTCGGCGAGGGCCAGGGATGCGGGAGGAAAAGCGCCTCCCACACCCCAGGCAGAGAGTGAGGGGATCGGGGCTGGTAAAGGGTTCGCTACGCTCCGGGTCTCCGTTTATCGCGACGATGAAGCGTGTCACGACAAGCCGGGGACGCGGCCCTTGACCTGAGAAGGGTGCGGGGAGGTTCGAGTGGGAAAAGCGGTCAGAGAGGCTGTAGGGGCCTCGTATAATGGCCGTTATGGCTAAATCGCCGATCGGGCGCGAGGCGATTTTCCCGATCGACGATTCTGGCCGTTGGCCGCAAGTACCATAACGGCACGGAAATTATACGAAGCTCCCGATTATTTGAATTGGGCCGGTCTACGCACCCAGCGATCTGGGGCCTGTAGGCCGAACAGCTTGTACAAACGAACTTTCCAGACCTTAGGCGGAAGACGAACATCGACATAC